TTCCGGTTGATCGCAAAAGTCGCTGAAATCGGAGAGCTGAGTGCTATAGAGTTCCATGGTTATGAAGATATGGACGAACATGGGAATTGGGCGATGTTCCGGTCTGTTGGAGAAATGCAGAGGGGGATAAAGGATTTATCCAAAATCGAGCCGGATGATGTTACGATCAGGATAGGTTTCGGCGGTGAGCAAGTGCTCGTTTCACTTTATGGGATTGATAAGGTTGAGGAAGGTGTGCAAATGGGGCTTGTTGCCGCGAAAGAAGATAATGCGGATAAGGTTGCAAAGAAGTTAGAGAAGTGCGTGAAAGAAGTCGCATGACGACATAAAAAGAAATCTCGATACAAAAGAGCGTGGTTTGGTGCCACGCTCTTTTTGCGTTGAAAGGGGATCAAAATGGGAGCAGTAGAAGAGTACCGTGAGAGAAGAGAAGCGAGGTTAGCTGAAAAGTGCAAGGCAAGAATTGATGCGTATAAAGCTCGTAGGGATGAGAGATTGAAAGGCAGATTGCCCGTTGAGTATAGATCAGATGCGCCAGAAGGAAATAACAATCAGGAAGAGTCTGGTGGCGGTGGAGGTCATGGGAATACCAGATTGCCGTTCGGCCTCTGCATGAGATATGGAATAGCCATAGAGCCGGGTTGGGGGCCGTCCGATGCTTGGGCGGCATTGAAAGGTAAAGGAATCACGGCTAGTGGTGCTTATGGAAAGTTGGGAGAAGGAGCAGACCCCGGAACGCCGGATGGAGGAGAAGTGCCGAAAGAGCCTGTTAAGACCGTCCATGTCAAGACCTATGGTGGAGAAGTCGATTACAACAAGCTCGAAGGTGTGAAGGATAGATGGGCAAGACGAGGAGACCCGCCTTGGCGTTTGCATGGAGAAAGAGTAGAAGGTACTTATGAGGATAAGGGTTGGAGGTCTCCGCCTAGAAGAATGTCCGAAGGGTTCATGACAAAGACGGATATGCTCAGATGGTTAAAGGAAAAAGGTGTTGAAGAGTTTGCAGACCCGGAGACGGGGGAGATTGTAAACCCGGTCGAGATGGAGTTGCCGACACCTGTTATGACCGTTGGAAAGACTGGATATTCGGCTGTTTCTATCGGATTCAGAGGCGGAATGTATGGAGTAATCGGAACGGATTATGATGGTAAGAAAAAGACGCTCAACACGTTCATGACTCTTGAAGAGGCGAAGAGTTTTGCTAGATCACAAGGGGCAAAGGATGAGGATATAAAGGTATCTCCGGCAACGAGGAAGAGAGAGACCGAAAGAGTCTCTTGGCTTTCGTCTGATAAGAAGGAATACATTGAGGAAGGTGGAAAGAGGTTCGGAGATATCCACATTGAGGATAGTGGAAGCAGATGGCTTGTTTCTGGCGAGGCCGAAGATGGTGAGAGATTCAGAAAGAGGTTCAACACCAAAGCTGAGGCCATGGCGTTCCTCAAGGATCAGGGTGTACAGAAGGTCAAGGAGGGGAAAGAGTTCTCCGACCCGCAAGAGTATGAGGTTCCAGAGACCATCGCAACGGTTAGAGGCACCCCGGTACAAGAAGTCGGATTGATGTTCACGGGATATGGAAGCGATTATTATCTTTATGGCAAGGATTTGGATGGTCATGTTTTCATATTGACATACAAGTATGGAAAAGAAACGCATGGGGAGTTTTTGGAGAGGGTAAAAGCGAATTATGGTTTGGATGCAGAGCAGTTGACCATCGATGACGAAGGAAAGAAAAAGATTAAGGAAATCGAAAAAGCCGAAGAAGAAAGAGAGCGTAGGCGTAAAGAGTTCGAGGCGAAGTCTGAAGATTTCGGAGGTTCCAGATATATGGACATCCGAATTGAGAAAGATGAGGATGGAGGGTATAGATATGTCGGCTATGATAAGAGTGGAAGAGAGCAATGGATTGACGGTGGCGATTGGTATTCCATGGAACGCATAGCCAAAAGAAATGGTAAGGACATATCGAAGTATATCAAGGATGAAGAGACCCGCCAGAGCTATGAGAAGTATCAAGAAAAGATGCGGGAGTTCGATGCCAAGGCCACGATTATCGGAGGAGAGAAGTTTGCGGATATAGTCATAGATCATGATGGCTATGGATTCTATATGGAGGGTGTAGATTCGAGGGGGAGAAAGAGAAGAATAGTCGATGGTGATTCTTATGAAGACTTCGAGAAGAATTTGAATGATTATGGTTATTCACCTACTCAGTTCCAGATGGAGAAGTTTGCTGAGGAGAAGAAGGATCGGGCAATCAAGGCAAAGTATCTCCGTGCATCGGGAGGATATTATTCGTTCGGGAAGAAGGATGAGGCGTTCAAGGATATCCACGTTGAAGAGGAAAGCAATGGTTCAATGTGGCATATCAAAGGAACAGACGTTGATGGTAATGAAGTGGAAATCAAGGCCGTTGGCTCTTGGGATGATGCCATTGATGAGATGAGGAAAGAGGGCGTTTCGGATTACAAGATGAAGGATCGGTCTGGTGCGGAAATCGGGAGACCGACCTATGGGATGAGCAGAGTTACGCTTATGAGAAAGCCCGGTGGAGGATTCATCGTATTTGCGGATTCGGATCGGTATGGTAAGCACGCTGTTATGTATGAAACGCCGTTCGAGAATGAGGCCAGAGCTTGGTTAAAGAAGAACAATGTGCCGGAGGGTGGAATCAAGACCAGAGGAATGAACCCGAATGATGATGCACCCAGAACGCACACAGCGAAGTCTCTTGGCAATTTTGACACGCACAGGATGGAGAAGGCTGAGCAGTCGAAGATGCTCAGTAGTATGGATGAGCCGACCAAGATTGAGACCGCTGAAATGCTCACGGAGATGTTCGATAAGGGAGCTTATCGAATGAATAGAAGAGACAACTTTGCTCAGATCGTGGATCATGGTTTCAAGAATCTGCTTGAGACAGGAACGAGTGGAGGTTCTTCTTATAAGCCCGGACGAAGAGAGACGGGTGTTGAGACATTCGGTCATGATTATGATATGCCTGCATCTGAGACCGAAAGATATGGTTTCTGGGGTCTGGATGATGATATGGAGGCATCTAGTGATCGGACGGCATCTGGATATGGACGGATCATGTTCAAGTTCAAGAAGGATAAGGTTGCCGAACGGTCTACATACACATTCGGTGACACTCTGGATGCCGGGAGACCTCTGGCGGGATATGCCGGAGGTAAGCCGACCATTGAGGGCGTTACTGGACTTGATGAGTATGGATATGGAAAGAAGAGTCTTGAAGATATCCTCAAGACATATCGAAAGTATAAGAGCGGCGGAATGAGCTTTTCTGATTTCCATTCTGCTGTAAGCAGAGCTTGTCAAGATGGGTATGTGGAGTGCCAGTATCATGGGCCTCTGGGAATTGAAGATGTCGATACAATCACGTTCACCAACAGTTCGATGAGAGATACGTTCGATAAAATGAATCCCACAACCAGAAAAAGGGTAGTGAAAAAGCTCAAAGATAATGGTATAGTAATGCAGTACAAAGATGGTAGCGGATTGCACGATGTCTATGAATGGCTCAAGAATGAATATGGGGAGGATTAAAGATGGAATTGATTCCGTTTGCGATGGATGAGTTCAAGGATTATTTTGTTATATTCAAGATCGACAATGGGGATGACCTCAATGCCTATCTGTGGGTTTATGATGATGGAAGTGCGAAGTTGACCGATATCTATGGGATGGCTAGTTATTGCAATCATGCTGTATCGCCAATCTATGTCGGAGAAATCCCGGAAGATCAGATTGAAGAGGCCATGCAAAAGCTCAATGAGGTTTCTGCGGAAGAGAAGAAGGATATGGTGGATCAGTTCAATAAGCGGATTGAGCAGTTGTCGAGCAATGAAGAGCTTTACGATGAGCGAAAAAAGTATGAGGAAGGTGTCTTGAAAGACATCGAAGATGGAAATGGTGTAAAGGATGGAATGTTCTGGTTTCAATGATCGTCAAGAAAAGTTGACGTTCGGTAAAATGTTCACAATTTGTTCATGCAATTGTCCATCGAAAAAGCTATAATCGATACCGTGGAAAGGTATCAAGAGACATCCCATCTGGAAACAGATGGGATGTTTTATCTCATGTACCAAGATGAACATAGAGACCAAGGCCATCGTAATGCGGTGGCCTTTTTTATTTGCCATCGATGAAGAAAGGAAGTGGCGGATTGCAAAAGAAAGATAAAGTCATAGACTTCTCCAAATTCGTTGATGGCAACGCCAAGGTTGTTGAGAAGCGCACAGGGAAGTCCATTCGACCCAGAAATAAGGCGTTTAATCAAGATGGGTTTGTGAATCTGCTTACGAATTATGGAACGAGCAGAGATTCTTCCGAGCATTATTTTTATGAGTCGGAAGATCCCGTCATGGATGATGAGCTCGAAAGGTTCTATGAAGGGAATGGGTTGTTCTCAAGAATCATAGACCTCCCCGCAGAAGAAGCCATCAAGCATGGATATGAGATCAAAGACCTCGCAGAAGGTGAGACCAAAGATTTCTTAGATGATGCCATGGATGAGCTTGAGTGGGATGAGAAGTTCATGACCGGGTTGAAGTGGGCTAGACTTTTCGGCGGAGCAATCGGCGTTATGCTGATCGATGATGGAAAAGGACTCGAAGACCCACTTGATTGGCACAATATCAAGTCGATAGATGACATCCAGATTTATGATCGTTCTCTTGTTGTTCCTGATTATGCTTCGATGTACAAGTATTTCGGGGATGATCCTTCGAGGGCGAGAGGAAGTCTGCTTGGGATGCCTGAGAAGTTCATGGTGACAAGTAAGTATGGCACATTCACCGTTCATGAGAGCAGATGTCTTGTGTTCCAGAATGGTGTGTTGCCGGAAAGATGCACCAATGAGATTTACCAGATATGGGGTGTGCCTGAGTACATTCGGATTCATAGAGCCGTGAGAGATGTTGAGGTCGCTCATGGGATGGCACCGAAGATGTTGGATAGATCAATTCAGGCCATCTATAAGATGCAGAATCTCGCTCTGGAAATGGCTACCGAACAGGGTGAAGAAAACATCTTGAAGAGGTTGCAGATCATTGACCTCGCAAGAGGTTTGATGAACAGCATTGTTCTGGATGCCGATGGAGAAGATTATGATTTCAAGTCGTTCTCCTTCTCTGGGGTTTCGGATGTTATCAACACAACTTGCAATTATCTGTCTGCGATTACGAACATTCCGCAGACAGTTCTTTTTGGTCGTTCTCCTGCCGGAATGAACGCAACTGGCGATGGGGATATGGAGAATTATTATAACTATGTCGAGAGAATCCAGAAGCGCATGGTTAAGAAGAATCTCCGTTATCTGTTGGCTATTGTTGCAAAGGCCGGATATCGGAATAAGGAGATCAGGGAAATCCCGCCTCTGAAAATCGAGTTCAATTCTCTGTGGTCGATGACCGAACAGGAGAAGGTTGCTCTTGATTTGCAGAAGGCTCAGGTTGCCCAGACCAATGCGAACACGGCGAATGTCTATGTCCAGATGCAGGCCATCGATCCTCAAGAGGTTCGGAATAAGCTCGCTGATGATGGTGAGTTCGACATCGAGACCATGCTTGATGATTATTCGGAAGAGGAGCTTGAGGAGAACAATCCCGCAAATAAGGCGCAAGAGGGTGGAGACCCGATGGCGCAGATGATGGGAATGATGGGTGGCGGAGGTATGCCGCCAGAGGCAAATGGAGGGGCAAATCAGGGAGTCAATCCTCAGATGGGTGAATCTTCACCTGAGAAGCCCAAAGAGATTCCTGCGGGCAAAATGCCCGGAAATATCGAAAAACAAGAAGAGGTTAAGCCAAAGGTCGCAGAAGATGAAGAAGACCCCCACAGATTCGGAGGGGTCGGAGTTATTGTCGTTAAGGATGGCAAGATTCTGACAGCCACGAGAATCACAGGAAAGGGGATCGGATTGATCGGTGGCCCCGGTGGTCATATTGAAGAGGGTGAGAAGCCCAAGGATGCGGCGATTCGTGAGACCATGGAAGAGTTCAAGATTGTGCCGAAGGATTTGATTCGGATCGGCAGTAAACTTGAGACAGGAAATGGTGTCAGAGTCGGAGGAGACAATGCGGAGCATCTGAGAAGCACCGTTTTCCTCTGCACCGATTTCGAGGGTGAGCCTGAGTGTGATAACCGTGAAATGACGATTCCTGTTTGGAGAGATTTGAACGAGCTCAGTTTGATGGATGATCGGTTGTTTAAGCCGTTCAAGGATGGGTTGAAGATGTTGAAGAATAAAGCGGCTCGTGGGATCACCGAAAACCGTGAGTCGTGGGACTCGAAGAGGTGAAATAATGGATAAAGCCATTATTGAGTATAAGAAGCGCAGACAGGATCGAGTCGATAGTCGGCGTGGAAAAGCCGTAAATCATTATGATAGTGTCGAGGCTTACAAAGAGCGTAGACAGAAGCGGCTTTTGGAGCGCATGGATGCGAATCCCCGTGTGGCCTATGGAATCGCAAAGGGAATGGGGATTGACACAACTGGAATGAGCCCCGGCGAGGTCTATGAGGCTATCGCAAAGGGTGGCGGAAATGCCAGAGGTAAGAGACCCCATGGTAATGATCGTGCACCGAAGAGTGAGCTTCAAAGAGGTGCCAAGACTCAGCAGAAGGCCAATAGAGGTCAGAGGATGCCCGCTTTGAAAAAGGGAGCGTCTTATGATACTGGTGTGTATAAAGAGGTCAGTCGAATTGCGAATGAGCTTGGTCTGCAAGACAAGTATGATAAGATCACCAAGGGATTGACCAAGAAAGATGTTGTTTATCAGAAAGGCGCAGATGGTAAGGAGGTCGGATCGATCCCCGGACTTGCCGGAAAGGTAGACAATAAGATGCCTAAGGGTGCATCGTCTGAGTTGCAGAAAATCTATGATGGTAAGATCGAAGATGGCAAGAAGATTACCGAGTCGATGATTGATGCCACGAATAATGCCGGATGCAGATTGCTTGGTCTTGAGAATTGCTTCAAGGGTGCGAGTTCAGCTTATGGCAAGATCGACCGCAAGAGAGAGAAAGATGCTAATTCGGAAGACCCTGAAAAGAGAGAAAGAGCTAAGAAGTGGTCGGATGAGGACTATATGAAGAGCTTCGGAGATATCACGAGATTCACGGTTCAGAGTGACCACAAGAATATGGCAAAGACTGTGAATACTGTGGTGGATCAGATGAAGGCCAAGGGTTATGATGTGGTAGATATCGAAAATAAATTCTTCCCGCCAAAGCCTGATAAGAAGACAGGAGAGGTTGAGCCGCACACCTATAAGGCCATTCATATCACCGGAAAGTCTCCAGGTGGTCAGGAGTTCGAGGTTCAAGTCCATTCAAAAGATACAATGGCTGTTAAGAACAAGAACCATAAGTTCTATGAGGAATGGAGAAATAAGGACACAAGCAAGGCCAGAAAAGCTGAGCTTGCGAAGATCATGGCTGATGCTTGGAAAGACACCCCCGATCCTGATGATATCTTGAAGATAGGGCATCCTTGATGTTGTCAAAAAAGTTGACATGAACATGATGAAGTGGTATAATACACATGGAGGTGAGGATGTATGACCTATCAGTATTTTAAGGATCGTGAGCTTGGAGATGTCGCTCGCATGGTTAGTGGAGAAGAGGGCATGTGGGGCGAAGAGTGGAATGGTAAAGAGTGGGTCGAGAGCGATTCTGCTTGGGAGACTGTTTCGGATTATATGTCGAAGCGGATTTCTGAGGAAGAGGCAAAAAAGATTCTCGGTATCGAGTAAATGTTGTCAAATTGGTTGACATCTCCGTGCGCTTCATGGTATAATTACTATGTGAGGGAGGTGTCAGCTATGAGTGATCTGCTGAAAAAGGCAGAAGCGTTTGCGTCTGAGATGCACAGTGGTCAAGTTGACCGAGGTGGTGTGCCGTATATCGAGCATCCGAAAGCGGTTGCTTCAAAGCTCGAAGGGGAGACCGAAAAGGTTGTTGCTTGGCTTCATGATGTTGTTGAGGACACGGAGGCAACTGTTCAAGAGATTCGGGAGATGTTCGGTGATGAAGTCGCCGATGCTGTCTCTGTTCTGACTCATGAGGAAGGTGTGCCGTATCTTGATTATATCCGAAAGATCAAAGGGAATGAGATTGCTCGGAAGGTCAAGATGGCTGATCTGAGTCACAATATGGATGTTTCTCGGCTTCCGATTCTGACTGATGCCGATTGGAAGCGTGTGGAGAAATACAAGAAAGCGTATGATATCTTGAATCAGGAGTGATTCGATGGACAATAGCGTTTTGACTTGTGCAGATAAAATTATATATCTTTGCGAAGAGTTAAAAGCGCTGTTGTCTGTCAACGGCGCTTTTGATAGTTATAGGGCTATGTTATTGGGCAAGTTGCAAAGGTTGTCTCTTGAGATCGGTATGGATGATGAGAGAGATGATGGGATGAAAGAAGCCTTTGCGGATGCGCTCAAGGGATCGTGGATTACAACCGAAGATGGGCACAAGTTGCACATCGGAGAGAGTGGGGAGCCGGACAAGGGAAATCCCCATGTGATTGAAGCGATTAGTGGAGCTCTTGCGAAAAGTTCTTCCAGAGAAGAGGCCATCAAGAATTATCCCCGAAAGGGAGATATGGTTTGTGAAGAGAAGGTTTCTTTTGATAAGCCCGGTTCTATCACCAAGGATAAAATGGGGAGGAATGTGACCCATTTTAGCCATGATGAGGACACAATGAAGATCACAAGACCGATAAAGGTCAAAGATAGCTTGGGTCGTTCGTTTAGAATAAGCCCGGAGCCGATAGAGCATTTGACGATATTTGCGGCAGATAAAGTCGGAAGAGGTCTTGATGCCGCAAAGGGGTTATCTGAGCAAGTCGGAGGAAGCCCTGAGTCGTGGAAGCACTCGAAAGGCATTGGAACCGTCATAGACAAGGATGGGAACAAGAGAAAAGCCGATCTACATTGGTTTGAAAGCCCGGAGGGTGGACAGGTAGAGTGGAAAATCAAGCAGTTTGTAGATGACATGAGAGAGGAAGACAAGTATTGGATGGGGGGAGATAGGAATGGAAAATAAAGTGGTCAAGGTAAAGTATATTGGTGAAAAGAGTGATTGGCTCGTGTTCATGCAAGGGAAGGTCTATGATAAGATCGGAGAATCGCATGGGCTTTGGCGAGTCATTGATGAAACTGGTGAAGATTATCTTTATGACCCTGATGTGTTTGAAGTTCTGACGGATGAGCAGTATGAGGAATTGATGAAGACACCAGAATTTCAGCCGCATAAATGCCCGGTGTGTGGGAAGACAGAGTTCCCATGGAAGAATTCTGGGAAGATGTGTGCGGTTTGTAAATGGTTTGATTTCGATGATCCGGCGTGGAATAAAGGTATGACGGTTGAGGAATATAAGATGGCAGAGAGTTATGATTGATAAGGAAGAGTATTACAAGCCGCATGTGTGTCCCGTATGCGGGAAGTTCGAGTTTCCAACACATGGGTCTTATGATATTTGTGAAGTCTGTGGATGGGAAGATGATGCCGCGCAGGAGGAAGACCCTGAATCTGGCGGTGCGAATTGGGAAGGTTTGAAAGGGTATAGGGCGTTGTATAAGGCCGGAATGGTCGATGCGCCTGTTGAAGAGAAGATGGAGTGGCTTAGAAAGAATAAGATTTATTGATAGTCGATGTACCATGAGTACAAACGATTTCTGAAAGCGTATCGCATAAGCGGTGCGCTTTCTGTATTTATGGAGGTCATTAGATGGCTACTGTTTCAACCGTGAAGGAGCCGCCTATCAGGACGCTCATGGCGGTTAGTAGCGCAAATGGCAATAGAATAGAGAATGAGAAGATACCTCGGAGGAAGCCTGTATATCCCATTTCGGCAGAGAGGGAATTGGCAAGGGATTTCTTAGAGGTGTCTGTTATCATAAAGAAGGTATCGAAGCCGTTTATTCAAAGGATCGTTGCTGTATATGATGCGTGGGCGCAAGAGAATGTGCGAATCGATGCACGGATCAGTCTCCAAGACACTATCGGGATCATTCTTGAGGAGTATGGAGATGCGATAAACGATCAAATCGATGCCGAGAAGATCAGGAAAAAGGTCAATAAAACAGCGAGATATGCAAGGGGCATTTCAATAAGGGATTGGAAAACCCTTGTGAAAAATGCGATTGATTTGGAAATCGATGAGCCGTTTTATGCAGAGACCACAGAAGACCTGATAAATAAATGGGTTTATGAGAGTGTGCAATACATCACCTCATATCCGAAAGAATATCTGGGGAAGATTCAAGAGACAATCATTTGGGGATATACCACACGCCAACCAATGGTCAATGTGTATCGGAGGTTGGAGAAGTTGACAGGGGACACAAGAGCTCATGTCAGGATGATTGCGATGGATCAAATGGGAACACTCAACAGCCGAATGACACGATATGAGCATGAGAGCATGGGAGTCTCAAGGTATAAATGGGTAACGAAGCATGATTCCCGTGTGAGAGAGTGTCACAGGCAGTTGGATGGTCATATATTCGATTGGAATAATCCTCCGGCTATGTGGTATAGCACGATAAGTCGAGGGATTGTCTATAATGGGAGATACTGCCATCCCGGGGAGGACTTCGGCTGTAGATGCACGGCGGCTCCCGTGTTTGATGAAAAGATCGTAGAGGCGGCAAATGCGAACCGAAAGTTCTATGCCGTGTGAAAGAAGGTGTTTGCCATCGTGGATGCTGTAAGTGAATACAAAAAGCGGAGGCAAGAAAGAGCAGATGGCAAGCGAATCGCTAGGGAGTGGGAAGAGTGGTCTGCTTGGAATGAGTCGATGCTTGAGAGCGTTGAATCTCAAGAGTATCTATTGGAATCGATCATTCAAGAGGCAGAGATGATAAAGCTCTTTTCTGGAAAAGATGATGAGAATGGAAAGAAGATCACAGATCGGTGTATCGAAAGCCTCCAAAGATCAGTTCTGACGTTGACCGCCAAGAATCGGAAAGAGCATGATGATAGTGTGTTTTTCGAAGGGGAGTTAAATGGCAATCTAGGGGAAAGAGATATTCTGTATCCCGGAGATGAGCATAGAGAAGATGATGATGGAAGATGGATAACGACCGAGAATGACCATAAGATACACCTCAATGAAGAGGGCGTTCCCGATAAAGGGAATCCACATGTAATTAGGGCGATGACGAGTGGTACTC